GTACTTTTCGCGGGCGTAGATCTTGAGCTTCGCCTTCTGCACGCCTTCCTTCGTCTCAGGCGCCTCGTCGGCGATGTCCACGATCTCGTCGACGTAGCCGTGCGCGCGCATCGTGGTGGCCTTGTTGTACATCTCGACGAATTCGGGATGCTGATCCAGCCAGCGGTAGACCGTGGCGCGCGACGGCATGCCTGGCTTCTTGCAGACCAGACGGAGGCTATTCTTGCCGTTCTCGGCCTCAACCATCGCGGCGCAGACCTTTTGGCCGAGCTCGGGGGTGTAGGTGGTGACGCGGGTCATGGCATTCGGTAAAAAAATGGCCCGGCGCGCACATGGCGGCCGGGTCAGAAACGCCCTGGTCGATCAGCAGGACGGAGGAGACACGGGAAATCGGTCAGGTCGCGGGACGCATACGCATCGCGGCGCGCATGGACTTGACCTGGTGCAGCACCAGCAGCCAGCGGCGCAGCTCGGGATCGGTCATCTGGAAGGGCATCGCTGGCTCCAAAGCAAAAGGCCCCGAGCATCGCTGCATCGGGGCCTTCGGATTTGCCGTTCACGCCGCGGGCTGCCTACAGGCAACCGCGCACGTCGTGATCGACGGAAATAAATTGTTGCTGGGAATTTACTGCTGAGATTTCCAGATGTCAAGAGATTTCGCGCAGGAATCGTCGATGGTGTCGCCGAACTTCGACGCCACGTAGGCGCGCATGGCGGCGATAAGCGCGGTCGGTCCTTCCATGAAGTTTCCGTTCACCGATCCAGACGACTGAACTCCGAGCGCATAAATCTCGTACGCCGCTCGCCATCCGATTTCGGCTGGCTCGTCCTCGTCTTGTGTGTGATAGACGACTGAGATGCCCTCGCGCTCGATGATCGGCCCACCGTGCGCCCAGTTTGCCGACGGCTGGAACGCACTGCCACCAGCATCCGGCGACAGATCAGGGCCGCCATAGTCGCCCCCTGTCCACGGCGGAATCCAGACCATTCCATCGCGCTCTAAAAGTGGATACTCGGCGGCGCCGTAGTCGCCCGCAGGAATCGTCATGTTTAGAGCGCGAGCCACCCAGTAATCCAGTTGTGCGCCTTCCAATTCTGCGACTTTCATTCCCATCTCTCCTCGTTTTTCTCGACAATGGATTGTATTGCCGACTGCGCCTGCCGAAACAGATTCACGAAGACGGTCGCCGGCCGGTGCGCGATCGCCATCTTCCTGCACACGACCTCGGGCTGGGCCTGCCGGATGTAGCACCAGTACAGCAGCATGCGGTGCTTCGTCTCCAGCTCACGCATGCCGCGTTCGATCAGGTGCGCGTCGGCCTCGTCCAGCTTGCGGCGCTCGGTCTCGGGCTTCTCGCCTTCGGCCTCGCGGCGAAGCTGGTCGCAGAACGCGGCCGTGGGGCTGATGCCGACGCGCGTGCTGTCGCGGTAGACGCGGGCCCAGTTTTCGAGCCTACCCCCGATGTCGCGGCGTTCGGTCAAGGCGCGATCCCTCCCGGCAGCACGACCCACACGGTCACGAACGGCAGCAGGTTGACGCACACGCGCCAGTTGTGCGGCGACCAGTGCGCGCCGATCCATGCGCTGCCCCAGCGGAACAGAATGCCGACCCTCATGCATCCTCCCGCGCGTGCTGCAGGTCCACCATACCCACGCGGATGAAGCGCCCGACCGCGAGGCCGGCCAGCACAGAGGCGGCGAGGTAGAGGGCGAGGGCGGTCATGGCTTCCCCGCGCTGTGAAGTCCAGCAGCTATAACTGCGAACGCAAACCCCATGCCGATGAACCAGCCCACAGCAACTGCGCCCAGCAGCCCCAGATGCAGACGACGGACGATAGCGCCGCCAACATGCGCGCCAAGCAGCGAAGCGATGACCCCCAAGACGGCGGTCTTCACGCAGCCTCCCCAAGCAAATCCGCCTGCGGCTGCGCCACCGGCATGGCGACGCCCTCCAGCTGCTGCGCCAGCGACAGGATCGCCAGCGCGTCGGCCTCGTTGTTGTCCTTCGGGCGGAAGCCGCGCGTGCGCGCCTCCTCGACCATGGCGAGCTTGTCGGCGTTGCCCTTGCCGGTCCAGTGCTTCTTGATCGGGCCAAAGCCCACGCCGACCAGGCGCACGTTGTTCGCAGCACACCACATTTCCAGCATGGCCAAGAAGCCTCCGTACACGTGCGCGGCGATGACGCCCTTGTGCATCTTGATGTCCTCGAAGTAGACCGCGTGGATCTCGCCGCCCACGACGCGCTGTTCGTTGAGGAAGGCGCGAAACTTCAGCCAGCGCTGGCCGGCTGCTTCCATGCGGCGCGGCGCGAATGACTCGCTGCCGCTGGCGACTGTGCCGGCGCGCGAGCTGCGGGCCCAGCCGGTCTGGGTGCCGATGTCGATGGCGAGAATGTTCATTCGTCACCCCATCCGCCGCCGAGAGGGTCGCCATACCAGCCGCCGGGCGGGATCCGTTCGCGAAGGCTACCGTGCCCATCCTGACCGGTGCGCATGTGGCGCAGCGGGCCCTGGTGGCGGCCATACTCGCGGCTCCAGTTCGAGCGGCCCGCGTAGTGGCCCTCGCGGCGGTTGCGTGATTCGGTGGTGCGTTTCATCAGGTTCTCCCGTGTCGTTGTTGTGCGCCCGGGCTGGCCGGGCGGGGTGGCGTTACACCGGGTGGTATGCGGCCGGATCGGCTTGCAACCACTGCTGCTCGTTGGTCGCCTTGCGGTGCAGCTCGTCGCGCAGCTGGTAGCCCATCAGCGGCCAGATCTTCTGCACAGCGTTCTGGCGCGCGATGCTGCGACCGATCTCGGCGTCGAAGTTCTCCGGGCTGGCGCAAGCGCTCTCGCCGGTAACGGTGAAGCCGTTGCGCAGGACCAGCACGCAGAACGAGAGCAGGCGCAGCGACTGCTCGGCCTCGGCGCTCACGTCGCCCTTGCGGGCGTGGAACGCGCCATCGAACGCGGTGAAGTAGTGCTCGCTGGCGATGCTCGCCTCGATGTCGGCCGGCGTAACGCGCGGCGCGGTCTTGCCCTTGGCGACGATCTCGCGATCGATCGCGGCGTCGCCGGTGTCGGTCGGCTGCGCGGCACCGGCCGTAACAGGTGAGTATTTCTGCTCGAACACGTGCTTCGGGTTCAAATACTCGTAGCCGTCGGACTGCGTAACCAGGTAGTCGCCCACGATCGGGGTGTAGCGCACAGTCATGCTGGTGTCGGCCTCGTAGTTGCGGCCGTCGCTCAGTCGCAGCATCAGATTGCCGTTCGGCTGCTCGGTGACATCGAGGATCGTCGCCGCCATGACGCTTACCGGGTTGGCGCGATGGGTTGCAAGTTGCATGGTGTTGCCCTTTCAGGTTTTCGTCCCCGCTCAAGCGGGAACGGTTGGTGCGCTCGCGCGCGAAATGGTCTCTACGCCTGTCGCTTCTTCGCTCCCCAGGCCCAGCCCCAGACGCGTCCTTGCGTCGTCGGCTCGTCCTGCGGCAGCACCAGGGCGGTGATATGCGTCTCCGTGAAGCTCAGGATCAGGTAGCGCCGGCCGCTGGCGGTGTGCAGCTCGTCGCCCTCCGTGGGTTTCTCGTCGCTGTCCCAGAACAGTACGCGGAGCTTGATCTGATCCCATGGGCGCTTCATGCCTGCTCTTCCTCTGCCTGCCTTTGCATGCTCCTGAGCAGGATCAGGTCCATCTGCTGTCGGAGCTCGGCGGCGCGCTGGGCGTGCACGGCGATGAGGTCGGTCTCCTGCGGTGTGCACGGGTCGATGTGGTCGGTCATCATGTCTCCTGTGCCCATTTGGGCTTTTGCAAGCTCTGCCTGGTCCGCCACGAACCGCGCTGGATGAACAGCACGCAGCGGTCGTCGGTCGAATGCACGGGCTTGTCGAAGCCCTCGCAGTGCCCTTGCCCGTCCTCGTCCTTCCGCAGCTGGGCGTCGGGCAGGAAGCGCGCGCACTTGCGGCAGGGTTCGGGCTCGCGGTTCATGCCGCCTTACCTCCCTGGCGCTGGGCTCGTTCGAACGCGTCAACCCTGGCTTGCCAGTCCTCGTAGCTCTCGTCCAGGCCCTTCGGCTCGTTGCCCATGGGCTTACGTGGCGGTGCTGGCGGTGCAGCAGCGGCAGGGCGGCCGGGTGCTGGTGTCGTTGGTGGGTTCAGCAGCTTCTCCACGATCGGCACCAGGTAGTTCGGCGGGATCTTGGCGGTCGGGCCTTTCTGTTCGCGCGCCAGGGCGACGGCAGCGTGGAGCACCTGGGGCCTGACTTGGCGCTCAACCCAGTCCAGCACGGCAGGGTGCGTGAACGTGGCGTCTACCCCGAGCTTGCGTAGCGAGACGGCCAAGGTGATCGCTGGCTCGTTGTCGGACGGCAGGTCTTCACGCAGCGGCAATGGGGCCGAATGCGGTACCGCGAATCCGGGTTCATCGAATTCGGGTGGCAACGACGACGCGCGACCACTGTCCGATGAGTCGTCGTCGGCTTTAGGTTTTAATTCTCCCTGTCCCTGTCCCTCTCCCTTAAGAGGGTTTTCCGGCGGATTTCCAGCAGGCGGTTTTTCGTTTCCACCGGAACCTGGCGGTACTTCCGGTGGAAT